TAAAATGACATGCTAGTTCGATGCAGGAACTAAATGCGAAGTAGGGCCTAGAGGCTTGAATGCTACGCGAGTGAACTCCGCGGTGAAAGAGTAATTCTAAAGGTATGAAGACTACGGTAAGCGGTAGTTAGTAATATAGATTGGAGATGTACCAGAGGAAATGCTGGAGTCAAAGGGTGACAACCTGATAGTCAAAAGCAGGCAGCGCCATAGCTTATTCCAGGTCGATTCAAGGTCTATACATTCCAGTGTAGAAGGAGATCGCCAACGTCTGTAAAGGATAATATAGTAGTAGACACTTATGTACTAGATTGGTGTAGAATAGTAAGCTCCCATGCGGTATATACTTAGTCTTTAAGCAAAACTATATGAAAGTAGCCAGATGAAATTAACATGTTTAACAAAAATTGATGTCCCTCTATGAAATCTATTACGTTATGTTCAACGCCTTAGAAAAGTGTCCTTCTGTTGTATTGAAGAAACATAACCATTTTAGACGTATGATAGAGAAATCGAGTGCCAACCGTTTCTGAGAAGCAAATTGACAAGGTAACTCCTATCAGAGCATAGACAGCAAATCTATGTGTTCGGTAGAGACTACGAAGTCATATACATCGATAAGAGCTAATAACTCTGATGCAAGGCAGCCTATCGTGAAGTGAAGTACCACCTCCCTGTCTAGGAGGGGTAAAGCGACCAGGATGAACCTTATGTTTTATACATGAGTAGTAAGAATGGAAACCGGAGAAGTGAATCATTAGGTGGGTGATAAATCTAGATGTATGAGGTGGAATTCCTCCAGTATTCGTGCACTATAAACAGAAGACAGCAGCAAAGCTGAATGCACAACAAAAAGCCGTATGGTCTGTGAAGAGTTATGGAGCTCTGAGATCGTTCGATAATGACAGGTTAGATTTCCCTGAGATGCCACAAGCTGATAAATAAACGGCCAGAACTATATGGCAAAAAAGTAGTCGAGAACGTTAGTGTTGCTGTTAGTCTCGTAAAATAATCAGAAGCATCGTAGTTGTCTGACATCTATTTGGAAAATACGACTAAGGATATACTACACTTTATTGGTTTAACGTTACTTGTGTCTATGTACATTAGTTCAGCTAAAATTCTGCCTTGAGCTCTAGTTAGTTGAAAATTTTGCCAACGACGCAAGGAAGTATTAAGAAAAAACTCAATATCGTGTTTCGTGTTTGGCGCGTGATGCGCAAACTGGCAATTAGCGCTACGTTGACCCTTTAACATTTATGGGTATAAATGTCCTACCGTTGGACTCCCGTTATATCGATTGAGCTTCACAACAGTTTAACTTACTCGGAGAGGAATATAAAGATATAACTACATGTTAAAGCAAACGCGCTTCCCATAAGCATAGCACTACCAGAATTACAACAAAATAAGAAACACTATAATAAACCGCCACTATACAACATATAAGTGCCGGTATCAAACTTTGTGTGGCAACTCCGCCCTGAAGGAGACGTGTATCACTTATATCGTTGGTGGATCAACCACGATATCAAAAAGGATATAAGCGTATGGAGAATATGAGTGGTGTTGATATGAACACCGTAGCTGCCCATTACGGGCAAATTTCAATGCTTGGTAGCCTGTTGGGCGCTAAGTATTTTACCCTTGAGGGTAAAGACACATGGACAGACTTTGAGAAAACTCAGCGAGAGATTCAGCTGAACCCAAAGAACCCCATGTTGATCGTCAACAAGTCACCTCGTAAGTACGAGATTCGTGACTTTGACGTTGTTGAGCAGAAGCTCAAGACTAATCCTCTGACTAATGTAACGTCAGTAGTATTTAACCCTGGCACCCCTACTGAAGCCGAAGCTTCTATAGTAGCTGGTAACGCGTTTGCACCTGTAACCGACGAGGTTATCTTCGAGTCGATTCAGCCTGGTGCAAGCAAGCACATCTTTGCTAATGGCCGTGCCCTTCTTACCAAGGTTAACATAGCCAATCAGCAGCAGGTGGACATTATCACTGCCCTGATCAAGGCCCTTCAGGCTCAGAAGGATTCTATCATTTCGACCATGAAGGCTAATGAGAAGAAGGTCAGCGACTATGAGGAGGCATTCCTCAAGAGCAAGAAGGAGCTGAACGCTGCCGATAACGGTGGTTCAGTAGAGATTGTAATTGGTCAGAACTAGTCATGAAAGAGTTCAGTAACAACGAAAAGGAGAAATTCGTCAGCCTTGTTGGCTTTTTACTTGCTGAACCTAAGATTGACGAAATGATCCACCGTGACTTTGCGCCACAAAAGCGTGACCATCGTCACATACAGATTGTGATGGACCAAGCCAAGATTCGATTCGGTAAATATAACTGGTCTGGTCTTGGATCGTTTGCTAACAATCTCATAAAATGTTATGAGGAGATCAGCTTTTCTGATTTCTTTATAAAGACCTGGGACGCACTAGTTGGTATGACCGAAGGTATGCCAGCTCATGATGCCGTAATAGAGCAGCTTTCGCGGGAGACATTGCTCAAAGGCATTCACGAGCAGAATTATCTTTGGATAGCAGACCGATTCTTGGATGTGTGTCGACACTTAACGAAGGACGGATATTGGAAGACCATAGGGACGGAGTCTCCAGAGACTCCCCACCATACAAACGGTTGTCCATTTGCGGACGGAGTAAAAATTAAGGTTGAGCGTGATATAAAGTCAGGCCCAATCGACCTACACGTAGTAGACAGCGTTGGAGACGTGTTCGAAGTATTGACAGGCCGATGGGTAGGTGGTATGCGTCGTTAGTGGCTCTGCGGGGTACACATTAATAACGATAAGACTACTTATCTAAGTGCTTAGAGATATTAGAATACTCTCAGCAATCATATTGACATGAGAATATAGTACGACTTCTGAGGGAGATCGATAATACTATATTCTTGTGTCATTCTTTAAATTTGTGAGGATTCGTTTCGTCACAGATTACTAGGTAAATGATGCTCGAATTCAACTAATTTTATGTCTAACATTTAAATCAATTTGCCTATGACAAAATCAATTAAGTTGAATGCAGCTAACATCCTTAGCATGAAGAAGAAGATCGATAAGACCATCACAGATTACAGTCACATTATTCGAGATGAGAATGTAATGTCTAAGAAAGCTAAGGCAGCAGGCCAGGGTTCAGGTTATGACCTTAAGGGTCTGTATAATACTATTCAGCAGCTTCGAAATAAGCGTATTATGCTGAAGGGTATGATTCAGTATTTGAATATGGGTACAACCACATTCAATCACGACGATTTTAAGAAGACCAATTATTATGCTATCTTCTCTGCTTGTGAGGCTAAGGAGGACATCACCTTGTTGAAGATGATTAAGACTCTGAACCCACAGTTGAAGGCTCAGAAGGGTAAGAAGAATATTGGTTCTACTGAGACATTCTCTAAGGAGAAGATTGCCCAGTTGATCCATGACCAGCAGCTCGAGGCTAACAAGTTTGATGCTATGTTGTCTAAGTTCAATACCGATGCTACTATTGAGATTGATGATACAACAAGTGATGACTTCAAGGAGGAGCTTGCAGCGTAATATATAAGGTCGATTAGCGAAACGGTGTGTAAAGAAACACTAGGCGTATAGAGGTTCGAATCCTCAACTAATCACTATGCTTTTTGCATAATTAACATGTCTAACAATTAAAACATTATCAAAATGAGTAGAAAGAATTTCACAGTGGCAACGACCGAAGACGGTAAGACCACACTGACAAAGATAGATAAGACCCCTACAGGTAAAGTAAAGACTCTTAAGGATAAGGAGGCTTTGAAGAAAGAGCGTGAGGAACAGTATAAGAACTTCCGTATTGCAGCCCTGAAGCGCCGTGCAAAGCGTATAGGACTGTCTGAGGAGCAGACCAACGTCAAGGTAAAGGAGTTGGCAGAGCAGCTTGCTGCACCTAACAACTACGATATCACACTTATGTTCAATCCTGCAGACTTCGATATGATCAAGCAGGCTCTAATGAACGAGGATATCACCTGGAAGCTTCTCGTATCTACGTACGGATTCCTGGAGGGAGATGCTGAGGTTCTCGCAACACTCCGCACTATTGTTCCTAAGACTGTAAAGATTTATCCACATGTGAAGCGCAAGCCAAATGTCTTGCCCACACAACCGCCTTACGTGCGAGGAGCCAAGAAACGCACGAAGGCTGAGAAGAAGGCTCTCGCTAAGACTGCTAAAGCAGCTCGCAAAGCACTGAACCGTAATAAGGGACATAACGTTAAGTCTGAGGCTAAGATACGCCTAGAGCAGTTCTTGAAGGGCTGGCACTCTGAAAAGGGTAACCTTCACGGAAAGAAGGCTAAGCGTAAGGCATTCCTTGGAACACAGGGATCCTATGATGCTCTGCCTAAGCGTGTAAGAGTAAAGGCTAAGCGTCAGAATTTCACCAAGACGCACGTTTCTAAGAAGAGACGTATAATTATACCTAAGGCTACTGTTAAGGCCCAGGTGAGCCTTAAAAAGGCCTCTACGGACGTTAAAAAGGCCGCTTAACCTATGTTAAACTTAATATGTAACTTAATATGGGACATAGCAGAGTTCGTGCTAAGGTGCGTCGAAGAAAAGTAGCCGCCCTTGCAGCCTATAGCCGCCAGTTCACCGTTAAGAATATCAAGAAGGGTATTTCTGAGGTAGTGAACCATAAGAGATATGGTACTGAGATTCCTAAGGAAATGTTGATAACAAATCCTTATACAGGACATCAGTTTGTAATGACCAATCCACATCCTATATATGGAGAGAAGTATGGAATAGTTATAACAGGACACAATTGGGTTCCTATAGACGAGTATAAGGCCTCTACTGGTCTGCTCTGGGAACACAAGAAGTATCCACAGCCTAAGCGTCTGCATAAGAAGTATAAGAAGAAGTATTACTTCAAAGGTGTACATAGCCAAAAGATGTATCGAAAGGTAGTTACACAGCCTTCTACATATGCAGAATTCAAGAACTTCCCATATACTCTCCCAAAGATGAACCGTGTACAATACATGGAGAAGCTTGTAGAACATAAGTTGGCTAAATGGGAACGTAAGAACGTATGCCCAGCTGAGATGTTCACAGAGGATGTAGAGAAGTGGAAACAACTGCGAGAAACAGCAAAAGAACGATTTAGAGACTTTGTTGTCTCTATCTACGACAATCTTATTGTAATGGGGAATCGTATAAACACCAAAGAATCTAAGATGAAAGCAAGTAAAATTGCTGAAGTTAAGGATGTCGATGGAAAAGGACACGATGTCTCATTTCCAAATCTTAGCACCGAGGATAAACTGTATAAGAATGCAGAATCGGCTGCTAAGAAAGCAATGAAAAAAGATGCCTCTATAATAGATGCTGATTTGATGAACCATAAGCGTTCTCAGAAGCGTCCACTTGTAGGGGCTAAGCGCGCCACTTTAGCTGATAAGAAGTTAAAGAAGGCTGCATAATACATACAACACACACTCTTCACAACGGTAGCTGTGTTGATATGGGGCGTACTACAGAGAATGTACTTCAATGAGGACAGTTGGAGTGTCGAGCGATTCGGCAGTACGTACTAACAAAATAGTAGAAGCATGATTATAAAGGACATGGTCGTATGGGTATACGACATAGAAGTCTTCCCAAACTGCTTCCACTGTTGTTGTAAGAACTCAGAGACGGGACAAGTCATCAAATTCGAGATAAGTGAGAGAAGGAATCAGCTGGCTGAGCTAGTTGATTTCTTCTTTTATAGCCTTGGAAACAAAATGTTTTGTGGATATAACAATCATCATTATGATGATGTTATTATCAGCTATATGATAGACCTGTTTTACAAAATGACCAACCTATCTTGGAAGGTAATATGTAGATCGCTGTTTAATCTTTCAACAACGATTGTAAATTCAGAAGATGGCAATATTGACAGCTTCAAAAAGTGGAAGTATGCGAAGTACTTCTATTCAATGGATTTACTAACGATGCAATTCAGTCGTAAATTGCGCGTTGGTCTTAAGACCATGCAATGCACCATGCACTATAGAAACGTACAAGAATACGACGGTGACTTTAGTCAGCCTATCCCAGTCGATAAGATTGATGATATGATTGCATACAATGTCAACGACGTTGACTCAACTACAGAACTCCTTAATAGGTTAGTAGACCAAGTTGAGCTCCGCTTATTTATTGAGCAAGAGCATGGCATAGACTGCTTATCTATGGATTCTGTTAAAATGGCAGAGACCTATCTATTAGAAGAATATTCTAAGAGATCAGGTATTCCTAAAAATGTTATAAAGGAAATGCGTTCTCCGATGGATTATATCCCTTTGAAGGATGTTATTCTGCCATTTATACGATATAAAAACCCAAAGTTACAGAGCGTCTTAGAGGAAATGAAGGAACAGGTAGTTTACTCTAAGGAGCGAAAAGGCTACGAGAAGAAGTTCGTTCTCTCGAATGTGGTATATTCTATAGGCGTTGGTGGTATCCATACTATTCATACACCTAAGATATTCCTCCCAAACGATGATGAGGTGATTGGGCACGCGGATGTGGCGTCCATGTACCCGTCCTTGCTCATTGAATATCAATGGGGTCCTCGTCACCTGGGAAAACTATTTTGCGAGTTGTTTGCCCAACTGAAAGCCGAAAGGTTAGAAGCAAAACATACAGGTCAGAAAGTTAAGAACATGTTCCTTAAGATTGTGCTTAACTCACCTACAGGTAAGATGCAACAGGAGGTTAGCTGGATGTACGACCCGTTCAACGTATTTAAGATACGTATAAACGGCCAGTTGATACTTCTTTTGCTTGTAGACAGGCTTTTAGAGCTTGGCTGCGAAATTATTCAGTGCAATACTGATGGAGTCGTCTACAGGGCTAAAAAAGGCCTTAATGAGGCGATTTCCAATGCTATACGGGAGGTGGAAGGGCTTACCCGATTAGAATTTGAATCTGACGAGTATGAAGCATTCTATCAATACGCTATCAATGACTACTTTGGTGTCTTGAAAGGCGGAGAGATAGAGGAAAAAGGTATGTTTATTACAAAACACAAGCTAGGCAAAGGCTTGGCACCTGTGGTAATCCCAAAGGCGGTAATAAACTACTTCACAAAGAAACAACCCATCGAAGAATTTATTATGTCTGATGGAGACATCAGAGACTTCTTAATGTCCCAACAAGTCGATAAGAAGTTTGAAGTGCTGCACGGGGAAAATCGAGTACAGCGCATTAATAGATTCTATGCGAGCACAAATGGAGAATATCTGTTTAAACGAGATGGAGAAAAAGAATCTAACATGTTAACGAAATCAGGAGTAACAATCTTGAATGAGTTATATGACACTACTGTAGAAGGTCGTAAGATTAACTACAGGTACTATATCAGTGAAGCCAAAAAGATTGTTGCAGACTTTACTGAACAGCAACTAGAACTATTTTAATATGATTATTGAGATAGACACGAAAGTCCTGGACGTGTTTCCAGGCCTCAATTCAAATCAGTTAATCTTCTTAGGTATGATATTGGGTAAGAATCAACCAAAATATCAAGACGTCCGCAAAATTGTCAGCCTTATAAGCGACGAAGACATATCATACCTAATCTCTCAAGAGCTAGTAACCGCGATCGAGAGCGGTGAGTCAATTACATATCAGCCAACAGATAAACTTATATCTGCGATTAAACCAGAGAAGGACTACTTCGATGTGTTTTATGATATGTACCCAGTGTATGTAATGCGTTCGGATGGGAGTAAATCTTATCTACGAGCTAATGTGAACAAATGTCGACACTTCTTTAACACGAAGTGTGGCAGGAGTTCTGCAATGGCTGAGCACCTTATAAAGTGCTTAGACTATGAAGTGGCTAAACGCATGCGCGAGGGTTCCCTTGGTTATATGATGACCATGTGGAACTGGTTAACTCGTTCACAGTGGGAAGCGATTGAAGAGGAAATGCAGGATACAACTAAACAAGCTGTAAACTCTTATGGAACAGAACTTATCTAATCTTGTAAGACCTATGAAGGTCGTAGCCCAAGAGGCTATCAATTATGTCGAAGGTCGTAAGACACACGACGTTGTATCATTACAGACTAGGTGGAAGAAGTTCAATAAGCAGTGTATGGGAGGTATTGAACCCAATACCATTTTTACCATAGGTGGCATTTCCGGAAGTGGAAAGAGTTCCTTCGTGAACTGTATCCAAACTGATTTGATTGAGCTTAATCCTAACAGAGATATAATAATTCTGAACTTCTCACTAGAGATGGTTGCATTTAGGCAAGTTGGAAGGACGCTTTCTAATAAGCTCAGGAAAACGACTTCGACTTTGTATAGCTCGGAAACGAGCCTCGATGACGCCACTTTTGGCCAGGTCATTAGAGTATGTAATCAGCTGAAAGAGTACCCTATCTACTTTGTAGATAATCCGTGTACTCCTATGCAGGTTCAAGAGATTATATTTGGTTTCTATAATACGTATGTAAAAGGTACAGGAAAGCATTTCGTCATTTTATATGACCATGCTCTCTTGACAAAACCAATTGGTTCTGTCTTAGAGACTATTGCCGAGTTACAACGTGTGTTCATTCAGGTCAAGAAATTACCTCTGACGTCTGTTATACAGATTGCTCAGATGAACCGTAACATAGAAGCCCCTGAGAGGATTAATAATCCATTATCGCATTATCCTATGCGTAGTGATTTTTCATCGTCTGATGCAATCTTCCAGGGCAGTGACTATGTTATGGCCTTGCATCGACCAGAGATTTTGAACATCTTAGAATATGGTCCGAATCATTTACCTACTCAAAACAAGGTATACGTGCACATCCTAAAGAATAGAGATGCTGGTAAGCCTTGCATACTCGAATTCGAGAACGACCTTATGTTCAACAATCTCATTGAATGTTAATGCATCAGACTAGTATTAACGTTTTAAAAGAAAGGCTGAATTATGATTACAAAGTATACTTTTTCACTTAATAATAATAATAAGACTAACAATACTAATAGTTGTTTCTTTTGTGGCGCATGCCCAAAGTCTACTAAGACTCTTGATGATTATATATATGACGATATAATGGCTAAGAATTCTTGGCTGTATGGTGATACCAACAAGAAGACTATCAAGATTAACATTGATAATCCTACTTGTATGTCGAATATTTATAGTTATTTCAAGTGTTATAACTTTAGCGATAGTTGTCCTTATAAGGAGGATAAGATTTACTATCTTGCAGATGGTACTCCTTTCTACTTTACCAAGGACTATATTACTATTGGTTTCAATACGTATTACTTCTACGAGTTTGGCAACCCTATCTTTATTAGTGGTTTGACCAAGAATATGAAGAAGACTATTGCTACTATTTATATTGATGGTCTGAAGATTACTATTAAGAAATAATTTGGTATATTATTATGAGCTTAGTACTACCTACACAACCCGTTCCTGCGGTATCGGTAAACCCTGAGTATCTTATACTCTATGGTCTGCCGAAATCAGGTAAGACCTCTTGTGTAGCTCAGATACCTAACAATCTGATTATTGACCTCGAAGGAGGTTCTAAGTTTATTGATGCTATGGCTATTCAGGCTCGTACCATTGAAGATTTAGGTCAGATTGCTCAAGCTATTCGAGCAAAGAATGCAGAAGTAGGTCATAAATTTTATAAACATATAACAATTGATAATGCAACTCGTCTAGAGGATATTTGCATGGGTTATGCTTGTACGTTGTATCGTCAAACTGAACTAGGTAAAAACTGGAAAGGTACAGATGTTACAACACTTGCTCGTGGTGCTGGATATGGTTATCTTCGAACAGCAGTGAAGAAGGTAATTGATATGTTCAAAGAACTCTGTGATGAGTTTATTCTTATAGGACATGTCAAAGATAGTATCACGGATAAAGACGGACAAGAAGTCAACGCCAAAGAGATTGATCTCGTCGGTAAACTCGGCAAGATCGTCTGTGGCATGGCTGACGCCGTTGGCTACGTCTACCGAAAAGATAATGAAACTCATATCAGTTTTAAATCGGGAGGCGATGGTACAATTATGGAAGCACGTGCCCGCCATATCGCAGGCAAAGATATCGTCATTGCAACAGGCAATGAAGATGGCAGCATAACAACATATTGGGATAAAGTTTATAAACCTGAGTAATGCATATGACTATGAGCAAGGCTAAACGTCTTGCAAAAATACTAAATGTGGATTACAAACAAATATACGCAAGAACTATGTATAGTACAAAAACCGCAACAACAAACAATCAGGAGTTTAATAGCTCCTATATGC